ACATCAACCCACCCCTTCCTTAAACGGAGTCAGATCCATGGCCGACTACGCCATTGGGCTTTCATTCCACAAGGCTCACAGGACGATTGTCCGGGCCATCGGTCTGAACGCCCCTTGCCGCTATTTCGCAACCCGCAGTGATGCGGGAATGATCACCCTTCCAACCCTCGACCCCGGTGATGCCTACGTCGAGATTCAGGGTGTCACTCAAACCGACTTCCAGATTTCGGATAATAATCAGGAGTTTCGACTGCTCGGAGACGACGGTTGGAACGACTCGGTTATTACAGGATCTGGAGTCCAAGCGTCCTGTACCACCTTCTTCCTGAAGGACGCCGAGATTCCTGGTGGTGCGCAGTGCCCTCAATTCCGAGGTAACTACGACGAAGGCTTTGCTCTGATCGAGCGCGCTCGTTACGACAAAGACTTTGAAATCTACATTGAGTTTCTCAAGGAACTCGGTCAAGCCAACGGCAATTCAGGCAACTGGATCTACGACTTCACCGGCTTCAATGCTGTAATCCAAAATTACAGCGAGAACATGAATGCAGAGGGCCTCACAGAGGTGACCTTTGATCTTGTTTCTAGAGGCCGCCCAGTCTTTGGCCGCTACGACAACGGTTCCAGCAAGATCGCCTTCGGCGATGTGCAGTCCACCCTGCTCTTCTTGGAGACCGGCGTGCGCGAGGTTGCTGTTGTTCCCGCCGACAACGCCGACAGCATCGATATTCGGAATAACCTCACCGCCACCTACACCGATGGTTCCGCCGCTCTCACCGAGCTCGCACTGGGTCAGGAAGATGGCAGTGGCTTCGAGCTGACTGTCGCTTCCACTGGCGAGAAGGTAAGCGCGATTGTGAGCATCTCTGCCAACGTGGTCACAGTGAACCCCAACGCAAAACTGGTTGCTGGAACGGTTTACACCTTGAACATCCTCGATGGAGCTGTCACTCAGTCTGTGGATGCCAACGGAATTGCCGACGCCACCGGTGTTGCAAGACCGGTCCAAGGCACCAAGGTGAGCTTCAAGACCGCCTGATTACGCTGAATTTGGAGAAGTGTCGAGCCCCTGCGGGGGCTCTTTTTTTTTTCTGTATAACTAATTCAGAGCTTCACTTAGCAATGTCAAACCACGATTGCTTGATTGATCGCTTCGCAACAATCTTCGCGGTCAACTGTGATTTCGACGAAGAGGAGCAGACCCTCACCGTAGGAGCACTATATTTGGAACCGGACCTTTCATTTAGCAATATAAGAATATCGGATAGAACAGCTAACATTGAAATTGAACTACCTCCGGACTTGTTGAATGTTCCCACCGCCCAAAAGGCATGGAACATCCAGCTACCCGCCAAGCTTTAAATGTCGAAGTATGCGAGCATCCTTTTCAGTCCTGAAAAGTTTCATGAAATTGGACCGTTCCGCTTCCCCGTGTTTTGCGATCTAACGCCGGGAGAATCGAAGGGCATTGAGGCGATCAGCCGGAAGCAATCGAAGCAGACCTTCAAGTCCATGAAGCTCGCTCAGCAGATTGCGCAGGACAAGAAAATCTCGACGCAGGAAGCCATCGAGCTGATGAGCAACCTCGGCGACGACGACAGCCAAGACCTCGCCATCAAATACGCCGATCAGTTGGAGCAGCTGCAATCCGACGGTATCAGCGCGGTTGAACAACAGATTGATTTCGTGACCCTCGTGATGAGGTTCCGAGGAGAAGCCAAGATCAAAGGCAAGTGGCAGCTTCTGGACGATTGGACCGAGGACGACACCCAGTCCATGCCCACCAAACTCCTGGAAGAAGTCTTCGAGTTCATCATCTGGGAGCGTGACGGCTGGCCAAAGGAGGGAAAAGGCGAGGCGGAGTAACTCCGCCCACCCCCGAAGAAATGCTGGAGCGAGCGGACAAGTATCTCCGTTCCCCCGAGACCGACTGGGACCGCATCTACGTCCGCGTCCGTTGTTCACCCCTCGGTGAGGATTACCCCCGCCGCACATTCCTGCGCACGCCTGTGCGCGCAATCCGCAAAGTCATCGCCCTCATTGATGACCAAGAGAAGTACAAGGCCAATGTGGCTTCACTCACCAGCGCACAAACCGCCTGCGTAATTCTCCAAACAGCCCACGCTTATGCGGGCGGCAAAGGCCGCGGTCCAAAAGCAATTCCCAAAGACTTTCTTCCCTTCCCCAAGTGGAAACCGACTACCGAAGAAAGCGACGGCCCAGACGACGCCACTCTCCACATCCTCAGCACATTGGTGCGCTCAATGAGCATCCCGATGCACGTCTATGTGGAGCTCACGAGACCGGCAGAAGAGGCCAGATAAGATACGAATAACGGATCAGGTCGTATCGCGTGGCTGGCTATTCAATTCAGGTCAGTGCGAATACTTCCAAGGCCAGAGATGCACTTAAGAAGTTAGGCAAAGACCTTGATGTAGCAACAAAAGCACGCAAGTTAGTTATAGACAAAACCGGTCTAAAGGATTACCAGACCGCGTTCAAAAAAGCAGGAGCTGCCGCTGCGAATGCCGGCAAAACCATCGCCAACAGTCAGGAGGCGATCCAGAAAAACATTGCCGCTACCAGCAAGGCCCTTAACCCCCGCACATTCCTAACCAACGCCTTCCAAAAGGCCGCCGCTTCTGGAATGAAGCTGGTCGACGTCACCGCCAAGCTGACCGTCGCCATCTACGGCATCAATGCTGCTGTAGGTGCCCTCACCCGCAGCTTCAGCGGACTGTTCCAGCAAACGATCGGCCGTGCCGCAAAGCTAGAGGCCACACTCCTCAAGACGAAAACCACACTCGCCTCCACCACCGACGTCTTCGTCAACGGCAACAAGATCACCGATCCACTGGAAGCGATCAACGCTCTCAGCGGTCAAATCGACGAGCGCGTTGCCTCGATCCGTAAGCGCACCCTGGAGCTGGCAGGTGTCACATCCGGCCAAGTGGTCGAAGTCTTCGGAATTGTCGCCAGCCAGGCTGGTCAAATCGGAGCCAACCTCAAAGAAGCCGAAGACCTGGCCATCAACTTCGCAGGTGCTCTGGGCACCTTCGGCATCCCGCTCTATCAAGCTCGCCAGGAGATCACCTCCATTCTCCAGGGCAACATCAACCAGGACTCCTACCTGGCCAAGGCCCTCGGCATCACCAACGAGGACATACAGAAAGCACGCACCGAGATCGGTGGAATTACCAAATTCCTTGATGACCGCCTGAGTGCCGCTGTCGCCGGCCAGGCCATTGCCGCCAAACAGCTCGAAGGCGTCGTCTCCAACATCGTCGAGGTCTGGGAAGAATTCGGTCTTGCCATCGGCCAGGTCGCTCTCCAGCCATTAATCGATGGACTGACATTCGTCTTCGAGACGCTCATCGACTCGCTCGATGTCATCAAAAAGATTGGAGCGCAGGTCGGCAAGATCGGAGCGGGGATCGGATCTTCTCTTGCCGGAGCTGCGGGCTTCAACGCCCTCGATGGCCAAGGTACTGGGGCTGCCGCACAAAGACAAGCCGAGCAACTGTTCAAAACAATCGAGGGAGCATTCGGCTCACTTAATACAAAGTTAGCTGAAATCTTTGACTCCATAAATCAAGCTCTCAGCCGAGTTTTATCCGAGCTCGGCAAAGCTATCGCGATGCTGACCGATGCATTTGCCCAGCTTGCAGGTGCAGTTCTCGATCTCGGTTTAGAGCAGATCAAGGCAGTAATTGGTGCACTAGCTCAGGTCGCGCCAATACTGACAAGTCTCGTCAAAATCGCAGCCGACCTGCTTGAAGGCTGGGCTGATTTCCTCAAACTACCGCTCGTCAAGTACCTGACTGGCGTTGCGGCCACCTTCAAAATTCTTCAGCTGACGGGCGTCAACGCGGTTGTGGCAATCGTCGCAAAGTTAATCGTCTTCAACGTCATAATAAGAAGAACAATAAAAACAGCCACCACAGTTTTTATTAAAGTCAAGCAAGGTGTAGCCATTGTCATTCGAGCGATAGGAAAAGTATTAATTGCGATCTCGCGAGTTATTCAAAAGCTGACCAAATTAGGCACCACCAGCGGTCTGGTTACCAAAAAAGCTGCGGCCGACATGAAGAAACTGGCAGCTGCAACCCGTACAGCCGGAACAGCCGCCAAGTCAAGTGCAGTAGGTTTCAACCTCATGGGTGTGGGTATTAAAAAAGCCGCAGTCGCCATGAAGGGGCTTATCGCTTCAACCGTGGGATTGTTGCTTCTTCAGGTTGCAATCAGCGCCATTGTTTTTGCAATTACCAAATTAAACGAGCAGGCATCCAAAACAGCAGAACAGCAAAAGCTCAATAGCGCCATTGCAACTCTCGACCGCACCGCACAAGGCGCAGCAGATGGTGGTTTATCGGATCTCGATCAACGTCTCCGAGACATCGCTTCAGCTGAGGTCAACAAGGAAATCGACAAGATCGCCCAGGCAATTTACGAGCTCGATGAAGAGCTTGAGAAGCTTGAAGCCCGTAGAGATGCACCCAAGCGCAACACCCGTGGAGGAGGCAACACCCGAAGCCGCGCGATAAAAGACATTGAAGAGAATCGAGCCGAAAGAGCCAAGCTCGAAAAAGAGATTGCCGATCTCCGCAAAAAGCTGGGTATTGACGCTGAAGAAGACGTTGTCGAAACCCGCAAGAAACAGGAGGTCAAACTCTCCAAGGAGATCGCTGCCTTCAACCGTCAGCAGGCCGACGCCCTATTCGCCAAGCGCCAAGAGCTAGCCCGCAAGGAAGTCGAAATCTTCAAGGCTGCTGGTGATCTGCGGATCAAGCAGATGGAGATGGCCAATAAGAAGATGATCGAGGGTCAAGAAGGTGTCTCCCGCACCGCCCTCGAAGCCCTCAACAAGTATCTCGTCGACAAGAAGCGCGGCGAACTGGACATCCAGGTAGCCGAGCAGAACCTGGAAATCGCGATGCAGGATCGCGCCAAGGCCCTGGAGCAATACCGAGTACGGATCCAGGAACAGATCAACAAGATGCGCCAGAAGATCGGCCAGTACGAAAAAGAAGTTGCCGACTACCGCCTGCAACAGGCCAAAAAAGAAGGCGATGCCCGCACCGAGAGCGGCGCCAAACAAGGCGGCGGCACCGTTGAGGGCGGCAGTGTTGTGGGCAGTGGCGCTTACCCCGTCACCAGCGGTCGTGGATTCCGGATCCATCCCATCCACGGTGATCGCCGTATGCATCACGGCATTGATTACGGCGCACCGATGGGTGCACCGCTCTCAACAACGATGGGCGGCAAGGTCACAGGAGTTGGCAACGACCCTGGTGGTTACGGCAAATGGGTAGAGATTGAACTTGAGAACGGCATGAAAGCGTTCTGGGGACATCTCTCCGAGGTCGTCCTCCAGACAGGTCAAAGCTTTACTGCCAATCAAGTCATTGGTCGAATCGGCAGCACGGGCGGAAGCACCGGCCCGCATCTGCACAGCGGTCGTCGCGGGATCGGTAATGAAGCCGATGCCTACACCAACATCGGCGGCAAGGTCATCGCCAAACCCACCGAGCCCGTGCAAATGGCTGTGGAGGACACCTCCAGCGCGGGAATCGAAGCCGCCAATGCCGGCCTCAACGATGCCGACCAGCGCCTGAAGAGCATCCGGGAATCGATGAACGCTCTCACCAACGAGAGCAACCTCGACGCCGTCGCCGAAGCCTTCGGTCCGAAGGGCGGCATCGAGCAGCTAGAGGATCAGGTCAAAACCGCCCAAGCCGGCTTGAGTGCTGGAGGCGCCACAGAAGCTCAGCGCATCGAAATCGAGTTTGAAACCCGCCGCCAGCGGATGCTCACCGAGCGGGCTCAGGTTCAGGCCGAGCTCGATAAGAACGAGCAAATGTCTGCTGAGAAGAAGCAGGAGCTGATGACCAAGATCGACGAGCAGCAAAGCAAAGCCCTCGATCAACTGCAGGAGGAAAAGGAGCTCCGTCTCGAATTACTCAGCATCAACCAGCAAGCCGAAGCCCTACAAGACGTCCGCGACCGTACCGAATCGCTCGAAGAACAGAACCAATTACTCCAACTCAGAAACCGTCTGGAGATGGAAGGGGTTGAAGGCCCGGTCATCGAAGGTGAGATCGCCAAAGCCAAGAACCAGCAGCTGCTCAATCGGCTCCGTAAGGACGGCGTCAAGATCACCGACGAATTGCTGGATGCGATCAAGGCTCTGAACACCGAGATCGATAAAGGCGTCAAGGCCCAACTTGCTGCACAAGATCCGCTCAACCGTCTGTTCAAGCAATGGCAGAAGGACATCAGCGACACCCGTCAGATGATCGCAAACATGGCACAGACCATCACCTCCGAGCTCGGTCGTGCGATGTCCGACGCCATCACCGGTCTGATTGACGGCACCAAGACCGCGCAAGAAGCGTTTGCCAACATGTTCAAAAACATCGGTGAAGCGTTCATCCGAATGGCAACAGAAATGATTGCCAAGGCGTTAACAATGAAAGCGCTAGGACTTTTATTCCCTGGTTCTGATGTTGGAGGTGTCGGCGTCGGTATCGGTCAATCTGCAGCTTTTAAAGCTGGATGGCCAGGAAATATGAATTATTCCGGTGGCGGCTATACAGGTGATGGCCCACGCTCGGGCGGGATTGATGGAGAAGGTGGATTTGCTGCGATTCTTCACCCCCAAGAGTATGTTTTTGATGCTTATAAAGATTCGCGCGCAGCCATTAACAACGATAAAGGTTATACCCAAAAACTTGACAACGAGGACGGCGCTATAGCTGACAGCCGCAACTATGTCACCAATAACAGTTACAGCAGCAGCCAAGCCTTCAGCGAAAGTCAGGCAGCTCTGGCTACCAGCACATCATCAACGGAGCGAATCTTCGACAAGCAGATGCTGGAACGTCAATTCAGCAACCCCTCTCCGATCAAGTTGGATGTCGAGACCACTGTGATCAACGGCATTGAATATCTGACCGTTGCGCAAGGCGAAGCAATGGCTGCAGCAGCAGTCCAGCAGGCCAAGGGTTCAGTCTTTAGCGACCTGAAAAACAGGCCCGCTGCACGTAGACAGGTAGGTATGCGCTGATGCTGGCAATCGGGACTTACGTCAAACTGCTCCAGCACGACGGCAACAGTGCCGGCTACGCCTTCCAAAACTTTCATCAAGGCGAGACACGCAGCTACAACTTCGATGACTACATGTTTGCCGGCTTTGGATTCAGCGGTGGATCGCTGGACTTGCAGGCCGGAAGCATCACAGCATCGCTGGTTTTTGCAATGAACGACTTGACGCTGAGCGTGTTCCAGCAGGCTTCTGATGAGTTCTGGCTGGCGCAGATTCGCACTGTTTGGCTGGATCCCGAGACGCTGAATGAGACGAACCAGTACAGCGAGGAGCTGTACGCAATCCTTGGGTTTGAC